ACTGGGTCTGTTTGTTTACGATCAATATGAATATTAGAAAACAATCTACCGAAACCGATAATACATTTTCTAACTATACCATGATAAAATACGCTATTGTTCAACATTTAATTAATCCCATTGTCCACCAATAGACTGCCATGCATCATCAGTGTAAATAAAAGTAACAACATCAGCACCATTAACAAATGGCTCAATATAATTATTTGTATATTCTGACCCAGCGATACGACATTTATTGGTTACATAAATCCTAGTAATATCAGAATTTTGTAATCCTGTTTGACGGACTACACGTAGGATTTGTCCTTCTGTTCCATTAGCCAATGTATAGTATCCAGCAGTTAATTTATTAATAGATTTTGTTAAATCTAAAGCAACTGCTCCAGCTAAATTTACACCACCAGTTTTTGTTACAGTATTACCAGAACTTAATCCTGCATATACTTCATTAAAGTTGTCATTAATTTTAGTAAAAGCTGTGCGTAATGGATCACCTGACTTATTGTCAGCCATTGTACCTATGTTTATTGTCTGCTTAGCCATTTTGTGTTCTGTCCGTTTTAATTGTTGTTTGATCAGCTCGGATTGATGTAGAATCAGTTTTTAAAGAAATACCAAGGGTATCAGTATTAGATGAAACTTCGCCGAATGGATTAGATTCATCAAACAAAGCATTTTCAGCAGTAGCTGCTGTTTTAAATATATTATTATCAGCAAACCCAGTAGCATCTTGTACGTTTGGGTTAACTGTAACGTCAAACGATTTAAGGTTCTCGAATACATCAACCTCAGGAATACCAGTATCCATTTTTTCGCTACTGTATTGGAACAATTCAATATCTAATTTGTAAGTGTATAGTTTACCTAATTGATAGAATGGTTCTTGATGTTTGACAAATTTAATTTCAAATAAACCTTTTGTTAGAGGGTAATAGATTAAGTCACCCTCATTTGGTCTATTTGGTAGATATGTTGTACCATACGTTCCAATTAAATCAGTCCAACGTTTACGTGCAACAGTAAGAGTTGCAGATTGATCCATTAATAGACCAAACTTTTGAATCATTGCACCTTGTCCTGCTAGACTTTCAATGTTATCGAAATACATTTCAATTGGGTATGCATGTTCAAACTTTGATAAACGATCTTCACCAAAGATACGGTCTGTAGATACTTGAGTGCGTGGAATGTAAAGAAAATCTTTACCATAGATCTTTAAAGACTCAATAATAATGTCTTCAATAAGATCTTGTTCTCCAGAAGTTCCTTGGGTAAAATACGGATTGGTTGGCATGTATTACCCCATAAAGAAATCTAATGGCGCAGATTTTGTTCTTAGTTCGTCTTCTAGATCTTCAATTTCTTTAGTTGCTTCAGCATACAACTTATCTCCATCAAGAGTTACACCGCCTGGCAATTGTAATCCAGAGAACTTCTTAATGTTGATAGCCCATTGACGTTTAAATAAAGCAGTTACATAGTGTCTTAACCATGGCTCATTAAAAATCTTTACATAGTCTTCTGGGTTTAAACCACGATATCCTTGGATTAAAATATAATCTCCAATGATTACATCAGTTGCCCAGTTTACATCTAAGTATAAACGATTTTGCATGCGATTAAAACGATACAGAGGATGACCATTTAATTCTAAATCCAGCATTGCTAGATGAGACATAACTGTTTTATAGTAAACAATAGATGTAGAAGTTAAATCATACAAATCGTTTAAACGTAATTGGTATTGTAAATCGAAAATGTTTTTAGAAGAAGATGCTTGGCCAATATTTAAAATCTTAGTAACACCATAAACATAATCTGGCGTTGTAATATACTTTAAATCCCATTCACCTAAAACCATAGAGCTAACTAAACCTAAAGTTGGTCCAGATTGATCTGCAACATCTTTAATCTGACTACCAGAAACTGTCCAATCACCCTGAACATTTTTAACAGTCCAAACAGTAGAAGTTGAATCTTTATTCCATTGACGAATAACCTCGCAAGTACCACCTTGTGTATTAATCAATTTAGTGCTAATTGCAGGAATCCCCGTAGATGAAGTTACGGTCAGTAGAGAAGCATTAATCATATGCTTCAAATACATCTGCTCTACACCCTCATAGTGGTATAGATTAAAGTAGTCTAACGCTTCGTCCAGACGATCTTCAAGTTGGTCATCATCAACGTTGATTTCTAGGACTGGTGCACCAAGGGCACGCAGTGCGTATTGTTTTAATTGTTCTCTGGTTGCGACAGCCATTATTTTGTCCTAAGTTGTCTATTATTTATTTATTTTTTTTACAACTGCAATAAAGAAACCATTCCACCATTGTTCTTTGGATTCTTGATTATTTAGCCATATCTTCTTGAAAAGAGTCTCTAATCCCGCTTTGGCAATCCCATCTTCTGCCCCAGCAACAACACCTTCCCAATTAGCGTCATCTATTAAGATAATTGCCTCTTCAGCTAAACAAGAAGAATAATATCGTATAGCGTTTGATGTAGATTCAAAATCGTGGGCACCATCATAGAAGAAAAAGTCGATATCCTTGAGGTCGCTTTTATCAACAGAAAGCATATCACAATCAAACACTTTTAACGGTCTTTCATTCTTATATTTGCGGATATTCTCAATAAATTCTTGTTTATTTGTTTTGGGTAGTAACTCACCACTAGCTGGTTGGATATCTTCTTTCCAATGATCAACAAAAGTTGCTTCTTCAATAGTGCCAGAACGCAATACTGAGCACGCAGTAGAACCTAAGAAAGATCCAACCTCAAGATATTTTGTAGAATTATCCGCAATTTCTGTCAATAGATTTTGCATTCTTTTTGACGTCAAACCTTCAATTTCAATTTCTGGTCTAACAAAATTATCATGAAACGCTAAAGTTTTAACAACCTTTATAACCTTTTCTGAAATATGTGATTTATTCTTTGCTTCAAATAGTTTATCGCACTTATTACAATCCCAGCAATCAAACTTGCAGTTCTTGATAAACTGCCTCCATGCTTGAATTGGCTTACCTGCTAGGTTCTTATCATTAATATATTCATTAAACTCGTCAAAAAGAATTTCCTCACCACGAGAATAACGTTCAATAATATCCATTGTAGAATACATTTGAATAACAGATTCTCTACCATGCATTTTAAGAACATCAACATACTTAAACATCTCTTCCCAGTCTTCTCTCCATGGAGGAAGTGTAGCAGATTTTAAAGAAGAGGCAGGCTCAAGTACATCCCATTTTGGACAGGAGATTCTAGAGATTGGATCAGTAAAATACTGAGGACCATCTTTACGAGTATTATTAAATTGGAAGTGTTCATCCATTACTGGACAATTACCAAGACATCCCTCATTTGCTAGAAGAGCAATTCTTACACCATACTTTTCTTTTACTTGCCTAATACGTTCAAGGGTATCTGTGTCGCGCATTAAAGCACGGTCAATGTTGATGTAATGAAAGCCAGACTCTGCAGCTTTTGCTACCTGTCCAGCGTTATTAAGATTTCGTAGGATGGTATTCTTGATAAGAAGTTCAGGGAACTCTTTTTGAATCTTACCAGTCAACACCCAGTGAGTGTGCGGTAGTGTACATGAACGAACACCACGCTCATATAATGGTTTAAAATTTTCAATCCACAAATCTAAATTAGTTTGATCAGGTCTGACCTCTAAATTATTAAATGTAGCTGAAACTTTAACTCCAGTTTCATTTTGAATATACAGTGCATTTTCAATAAGATCTTGGGGATCGTTAATAAAAACATCACCCATAGCATCTTGTTCAAAAGGTGCTATTCTACAAGTGAAATAAACGTCATAGATTAAATTTCTATGACGTTTAATGAATTGTATAAACTCGTTAAACTGACTCTGGTTTAACTTTGGATTGTATGGTATGCTGAACATCTTTTAAAAACTCAGTGGCTAATAATTTATCGGTAACTTTTGGTACATCAAATTTAGGAAGATGTTCTTTATTTTCTAATAATCCTTGGCTAACAGCAGCACTAATTTGGCTTAAACCACCAAGTAGACGCTCATTATATTGAAGCGTAGTTGCTAATGTTAGAATTTGATCTTCTTCTGGCATCATTGCAATACTATCCATATTACCAGTACCAATACGACCATAAGAAATCATATCCATGGCAGCCTGTTTTGCCATGCGTGTAACCCAGTATTGTCTTTCTTCTTCTTCATCATAACTGAATGCTTTATTTAAAAGCTCTTCATTATCACCAGCAATATCTTTCACCTGTTTAATAAAACCCATCATCTCATCTTCTGCTTGAAGAAGTTTACGTTCCCAGATACGGCAATCATTTTCCATATCCTCAATATCAATTTCAATTAATTGTTTAGCTAAAGGATCTTTAATATGTTCTAGATCACGTTTTGCCATTTGAATTTCAATTAATTTACGTTTATGTTTATTTTTAACATTATACCAAGAATGATGTCTTGATTCAATTTCAAGCATACATTGTTTAAGCATTCTGTATGGAGTTAATTGTGAAGCAGTTACGAAAAACTTATTTTGATATTCAGACTGATTGCTGCTCATATTTAAAGCACCAATAACAATCCTCATTTCTTTTTCGTCTAATTTCAAATCGCTAACCACTTTACTATCTGGCTTAACGATATCATATACTCTACATGCAGTAGTTGTCAAATCACTCATTTTGTTTCCTTCAAATCAGTTTAAAAATTAAATTTATGTCCCATATATGGATTAACAATCTCATACATTTTTTCGCCAACATCATTATAAAAAATTCTATTACCCCATTCATCTGCAAGACCAAGTTCTTGTGCCTGAGAAATAGGCATCATAATCCCAAAATATTTTTCATATAAGATATTCATTTGTTTTACATCAGATGCATTTTTAAATTCTTTAATTATTTTCTGTTGTACAACTAACATATCAGATAGTCTATCTTCATATTCTTCTGATTTTTTTAAAATTTTATTTGCTAGTTCTGTCTTATCTATATTATGTTCTTGTGCAAGATAATCTAAAAATCTTGTTGTGTGACCATCAGCACCATTATATGTTAACCATTCTTGCGCTTCATGTTTTTGAATTTGCCAAGAAGCTGTTTCAATATCATTAGTTTTAGATATATCTTTAAATCTATAATTAAATTCGTCTTCAATAAGTTCTTTAGCGAAACGATACATAAATGTTACAATATGTTGTCTCATTTCGCCAGTCATATCAATCTGAACTTTTTCAGTTTCTGGCATGGCAGTTGTTTCTGCCATTGGAGAAGCTGGATTGATAATTTTAATTTTATCTCGTATCTCTGAGAAGAATGTGCTTCCATATAGAGCTTCATCTCTAGTTACTTCTTCATAACCAACTGGTAGAATTGGATACAAAGAATCTAATAATGGCTCAGCTATTTCAATACAAGAAATATCAAATAAAGTGTACAAATCTCTACAATACATTGCAGGATCCATTCCACCCATACCGAAGTATCTCTTAAAAGGGTCT